CAGCTGATTCGATACAGATTGTACAAACCCCAAGTGCAGATATTAATCCGTTTGAGGTTTGGGGAATTACGGCTGATTCAGGCAATCCAAACAGTGCTACTAGGTATATGCCAAAATTACAAATTAGCAAGCACACAAATATTCCAGAATATAAAGCAGTAGATGATACGCCAAGGCCTACAGGAAGTGTATGGTTAAAAACTACTATTCCAAATTTAGGTGCAAAAATTAATGTAAAAAAATGGAATAATTCAACTAAGTTGTGGGAATCACAAGATGTGAACCTATATTCGTCTAATGCAGAAGCATTGTACGAAGAAGATAGATCAGGTGGAGGATTAAATCTTCTTACAGGTCAATTATATGCAATGACTGATACTGGCGCAGGTACTAAACCAACTGCAACAATTAAATTGTATAGAAGAAATGACATAGCACCAACTACAATTGTTGGTACAAAAATCATTGCAGGCAGTATGACAGCTGGCGCTAGATCCTTTAATATGGCATCTACAGATAATAGCACATTGTCATTTTCTGCATACACGACAGTATCTGCTACTTATACAGGACAAGCAAGTGACGCAACAGAACTTGCAAGTGCAATCAACGATGCAGGAGTTGAGAATGTTTCTGCAACTGTTACTGCTCAAAATAAAGTTGTTATCAGCCATGCATTAGGAGGTGAGATTAGATTTGTTGATACAGATAATGTCTTAACTGAAGCAGGCTTCACAGCTTTTGTAGACGAAAACACAGGTACTCCGAATCTATATTATCAAGCAGGAACCGATGGCAATTTATCCCCACTAGAATTGCAAGCTAGCTTATGGAAAGTATTAAATTATAGTGCTCAAGAAAACGAAGTTAAAGGTGCAACAGCTGACGGTACACTTTGGTATAATAGCATAGTAGACGAAGCTGATATATTAATCCATAACGGTAGTGAATTTGTAGGTTTCTTGTATGACGGAGCAAGCGGTCAAAGCGCAACAGCTAGCCCATATTATAACGTCGATGAAACAGTACAGACTGACCCAGCAGGACCAATTGTCAGCGCATCAGTTCCTTTAACGCAATCTGACGGTACAGCTTTAGTAACAGGCGACTTATGGATTGATACATCAGACATTGAAAATTATCCAGTAATTTTCAAATTTAACGCAGCTAGAACTGATTTACCATTAGTAAGTAGATGGTTTGTTGTAGATACAAGTGATCAAACTTCAGAGAATGGTGTATTATTTGCAGATGCTAGATACAACACAGCAGGGGCAAATAGTGACGATCCAGGTGAAATTGAAGATTTATTATACAGTGATTATGTAGATCCAGATAGTCCTGATCCAGCACTTTATCCAAAAGGTATGTTGTTATTTAACCTAAGGCGAAGTGGATTTAATGTAAAAAAGTTTGTTAAAAATTATGTTAATACAGCAGAAAAAAATATAAGATACAATGATGAATCTATGGATGCATATGTAGCAGATAGATGGGTCACAGAATCAGCTAATCAAGCTGACGGATCTGGAAGCTTTGGATCAAAAGCTCAAAGAAAAGTTGTCGTCCAAGCATTACAAGCCATGGTTAACAGCAATGAAGATATTAGAGATGACGAATCTAGAATATTTAATTTAATGGCTTGTCCTGGTTATCCTGAATTAATAGGTGAAATGAATACTCTAAATTATGATAGAGGATTAACTGCATTTATTGTAGGAGATTCTCCTTTTAAATTAGAAGCAAATGCAACCGTTTTAAATAATTGGGCAACAAATGTAAATGTAGCAGTAGAAGATAACATTAACGGTTTAGTTTCGGCTGATCCATACATGGCAGTTTACTATCCTGCAGGATTTTCAAGCGATAATTTTGGAAACAATATTGTTGTGCCTCCAAGCCATATGATGTTAAGAACTATTGCATTAAGCGATCAAGTTGCTTATCCTTGGTTTGCTCCAGCAGGAACACGCCGAGGTAATATTACAAATGCAACAGCATCTGGTTACATCACTGCAGAAGGTGAATTTAAGAGTATTGCAATGAATGAAGGTTTACGTGATACATTGTATGCGAATAATGTTAACCCAATTACGTTTATAACAGGAGCAGGATTAGTTTGTTTTGGACAAAAAACACGGCAATTAACTGCAAGTGCTTTGGATAGGATTAATGTAGCTAGATTAATAATTTATTTACGAAGCCAATTAAAAGTCCTTGCAAAACCGTATTTGTTTGAACCAAATGACAAGATAACAAGAGATGAAATCAAGCAGCAAACAGAAACTTTATTGCTAGAATTAGTAGGGTTAAGAGCACTGTATGATTTCTTAGTTGTTTGTGATGAATCAAACAATACGCCTGCAAGAATTGATAGAAACGAATTGTATGTAGATATAGCTATTGAGCCAGTAAAAGCAATTGAATTTATTTACATACCATTAAGGATTAAAAACACAGGTGAAATATCCGGTTTATAATACGATAAATAATAATAAATTAGGAGCGTTTTAAATGGCTATAGCAACTTTATCAAAAATGACAGTACCACTTGCAACAGGAGATTCTCCTAGCTCGCAATCGTTACTGATGCCAAAGTTACAATATAGGTTTAGAGTTTCTTTCCAAAATTTTGGAAACAGCACTCCTACAACAGAATTGACAAAACAAGTTGTAGATGTGACTAGACCTAATTTAACTTTTGACCAAATAACTTTAGATGTATACAACTCTAGAGTGTATTTGGCAGGCAAACACAATTGGGAACCTATTACAATAAATTTACGTGAAGATGTAAATAATGAAGTTCAATTACTAGTAGGTGAACAATTACAAAAGCAGTTTGATTTTTATGAGCAATCAAGTGCAGCATCTGGTTTAGATTACAAATTTACTACAAAAATAGAAATATTAGACGGTGGTAACGGAGGTAATCAGCCAAGCATATTAGAAACATTTGAATTGTATGGATGCTACTTAGAAAGTGCAAATTATAATTCGTTAAATTATGCTGAATCTGCACCAGTAACAATTACTCTAAATGTTAGATACGACAATGCAATACAAACTCCACAAGGAACTGGTATTGGAACTGACATTGGTAGAACAGTAAGCACTCTTGCAACTGGTGGCGGTTTATAAAAAAAATAAATAAGGATGGATTTAATCCATCCTTATCTTACCTTTTTAGAAAATTGGAAAAATATGTTTGAAGGGTTTTTTGATAACCTACTTGGTGGAGCGTTAAATCCTAAGGGAAACTTAGGTGACGCACGGCATGCAAGCAGGACGTTTGTAAAAAATTCGTTTCGTCTTGCCCCCAAAGTAAAATTTTTATATCATGTAGCTTTTAAATTTTCTCCAGCAATGGCAAAAACTCTAGCAACATGGGAACAAAAACACAAATTAGAAGCAGGATTATTAGTAAAAGACGCAGCCTTACCGACTTTTACTGCTAATATTCAAACTAAAAAAAAATATAATAGAACAAAGCACATACAAACAGGAATTAATTATAATCCTATCACTATAAATTTCCATGATGACAATTTAGGTATAATTACTGGTATGTTAGAAGCATATTATAGATATTATTTTTTAGATGGAAATTACGGAGCAAATCCAATAGCATATAATAAATTGTTTACTGCTAATAATGCCGATAGTGGAGATAGCACTTATAAAAACGAAAAACGAAATACATACGGTTTTGGTTTACATAGAGACGTCACTGATCCTTTTATTACAAGTATTGAACTAAGCCAAATGACTAGGCATACGTTTACTACATTTACTTTAGTAAATCCTATTATAACAGATTGGTCTCATGGTACTGTAGATTCGGCAACTGGCAGTGCAACAAATGAAAATACCATGACTGTAGCATATGAAACTGTATGGATAGACAGAGGTGGAGTAGACTCAAATGGATCTGGAGAACCAGTAGGATTTGGAAATCTTGCACATTATGATGCTACACCTAGTCCAAATACGCTTGTAGGGGGAGGTTCGGTTTCTTTAGGAGCAATATTATCAGGTGGAGTAGATTTATTTGATTACACTACTACAGGTAGTGGTTTCAGTAGTCCTTTAGCAGCTATTATAGGTGGAGTAAATTTAGTAAATAACATTCGTAATTTAAGCGTAGAGGGTGTAAAAGAAGATATTGGTAACATAATATCTGGAGCAAACGAAGGTTTTTATGATAATACTGTAAGCGGTTTACAAAATACACAAATACCTAAATAAGAGTAATTATGTCAGATTTACCTACTAAAAGTTTAAAATCAGAACAAAAAGTTGTGCAATTTTTTGATACTTATTTTCAAAAAAAAGTTGAATTTAATGCTAGCGAATATGATGCATTAGTTGGATTTTTTGAAAATAAAAATTTTGGCACTGTTGCAGCTAGAACTCTTAGTCAAATATTATTAACCCAAGCAAAAGCAGAAGGTGTTAAAATTTTTACACTCATTGACACATTAGGTAATCTAAATAACGTGACCTTAACTCAAGTTGTAACAAAAATTTTAAATGCAAGTAGAGATCAAACATCACAATTAGGTTATAAAACAGACTCTAATCTTAGTTTGTATGAGGTTAGAGGTATTGCAGATCCAGTAGTTATAAACGGTAATCAAAGAATTAAAGTAATAGACGCGGAAGTAGATACTACGGATTATCTGCAAGCAGGATATGTAGAAATAGGATACGTAATATAATGACTTTAGTATTAAGAATATCAAAAGGCGAAGCACTTACATATGAAGAATTAGATGGTAATTTTACTACACTAAATGATAAGATAGGTGTTTTAGAGGGAAATATACCAAATTGGAATACAGCCTTTAACTGGGGTAATCATGCACTTGCTGGTTATTTAACATTTTATGAAGAAACAGATCCAGTATTCACAGCAAGTGTTGCTAGTTCAATTTCTCAACAAAACATAACAAATTGGGGACAAGCATATAATTGGGGTAATCACGCTAACGCAGGGTATCTTACATCAATAAGTAATCTATCTATAAACGATCTACAGGATGTAGATTTTACAGATGGCATTGAGCTTAATGATGTAATAAGATGGAATGGCCAGGCATGGGTTGCGGCTGCTACTCCATTTACTGAAATAGACCCTGTTTATACAGCTAGTCCTGCTGCAGGTATAGGCAATACAGAAATAACTAATTGGAACACTGCTTACGGCTGGGGCAACCACGCAAGTGCTGGATATTTAGCAGCAAGTGAACCAGCAGGATCTATTACTAGTCAAAATATTTCAAACTGGGATACTGCTTACGGCTGGGGCAACCACGCAAGTGCTGGATATTTAACAGCAGCGCCTGCAGTATCTATATCAGATACAGTGCCTTTTTCTCCAGCCATTGGAGACCTTTGGTGGAAATCAGATGAAGGTG